GTCAAAGAAGTCGAAAAAATGAGTAATGCAAACGCTTCAGGTGATGAGCGTCTGTGGAAACTCGAATGCGATAAGAGCGGTAATGGTTATGCCGTAATCCGTTTCCTTCCTGCTCCTAATGGCGAAGATCTGCCGTTTGTGAAACTCTATTCACACGCATTCCAAGGTCCTGGTGGTTGGTATATTGAGAACTCTCTCACCACCATGAATCAAAAAGATCCTGTGTCTGAATACAACACGATGCTGTGGAACAATGGCACCGATGCTGGCAAAGATCAGGCACGTAAGCAGAAGCGTAAACTCACCTACATTAGCAATATCTATGTGGTGAAAGATCCTGCCAACCCCGAGAACGAAGGTAAAGTCTTCCTGTATAAGTTCGGTAAGAAGATCTTTGACAAGATCACTGCCGCAATGCAACCTGAGTTTGAAGATGAAGAAGCAATCGATCCCTTTGACTTCTGGCAAGGTGCCAACTTCAAACTGAAGGCAAAGAACGTTGCTGGTTATCGTAACTATGACTCTTCAGAGTTTGCCCGCCAAGAAGCACTGCTTGATGATGACGATGCAATGGAAGCGATTTGGAAGAAAGAATATTCTCTTCAAGACTTTGTTGCTCCCGATCAATTCAAGTCTTATGATGACTTGAAGAAGCGTATGGATTATGTGCTCGGTAATAAGGGCACTCCTCGTTTCCAAGATCAAGAAACAATCGAGGAAGAAGAAGAGTTTCGTCAGCAGAATCGTGGAGATGTAGCACCTTCTGTTCCCCAATCACTCAAAGATGAACTTGATAGTCTGAGTTCTTCTAAAATGACTGAAGATGAGGACGATGATGCAATGTCCTACTTTGCCCGTCTTGCCGAAGATTGATAGAGTTGGGGAGGGAAACCTCCCCCTTTTTTATGCAGGTGGTATGGTATTTCTAGTATTCTCTGTTATAATTAATCTTTCATCAATGTATTGAGAAGAAGTTTGATAAGTCATGATTTGTCTCATGTCATTCAAGAATTGTTGTAAGTATCTTGGTTTTAAAAGATATATATTAGATTTTTCTTGATTTTTTCTAACTTCGTATTCATAATTTGTAATTCCTCTGACTGGATTTAATTTTTGTGCAGTATAATCATCTGGATTAGGAATTTTAAAATCGCTATTAACTTCTTTTCCTTTTGGTAAAATTAATCGACCATTATTATCTTTTACTTCAGTTGTTTCATAGTGGTGAATTGCATTGATGTCATCATACTTATTATTAGCGTATTCATATAGATGATAATTTGATAGAGGCCATTCATCTCTTATGTTAACAATACCTGCAGTCATTATAACAACCCAATCTAGTTCTGCACTTCCATATAATTCTTCGGCAATCGTGTCTGGTCTTGCACCTTCTACAATTTCATACTTATTAAACAAAGTAAAAACATTTTGGAGGTCATCACGAAGTTTGTTTCTTCTAAAAAGATTTTTTACCGCAACGTATTGATCAGAAGTATTTCTATTTGTCAGTGGTGATTGATAAAGTAAATTTGGTAGTTCTCTGAAATATCCCATTTTAGTATCCTGTTCCGCCTACGTCATCGTGATCACTATAATATACTGGTGATAACTCTTGAAATGCTAATTGCATCGTACTCGAAACTGGAGCACCATCAGCATAAGTAGCATAATTTCCTTCACCAGTATAATTAATGCTCATATTTGTGAGAGCACAAAGTTTAAACCTATTTAAATAATTACTTCCCTTACCAATATATGATAATTTAAAAATATTCGGAGTTTGCATAAACTTATCTCCTGGAGATGATATTGGACTCATGTTTTGTTTAAAAACCCTCATGATATCTTTAACCATCACTGCTTCTTTTTGATATCTTGGAGTGAATTTAAATTCGAAATTAAATTGTCTTAAAGTTGGACCACTAAATAATAATTCCATATTTGGATTTATTATTGATCCAGTTGCTCTTGCAAATAATTGATCTGTGCTTACGTTTGCTCCTAGACTAGAAACTGCCTGTGAAGCAAAAAATAACCGCAACGCAGCTTGTACTTTTCGATCTTGCGCTATTTTTGCAGCATCAATTGTACTTGATGCTAATGATGTTGCTAATTCTTCTGGACTACCAGAAGATATTCCCTTTAGAGCAGTGCCAATAGCAGCAGCATAAAAATTGTTTAAATTACTTTCGCCAAAATTTGTTGCATTAGTATCAGATACTTGTCCAGGAATTGGTAATATTATTGATCCCAACCGATTTTCTGCAGTAGGATTACGAGCACCTCCAACAAATGGGTTATCAAAAGCATTCTGGTTTCTTACATTAATTATTGTAGTTCCCTTTTCAATATAATCGGTTCCATCTTTATTCTTTTCAAATACCTTTACTTGCTCTCCTGATGTATAACTAATACCTTCTGATTTTTTTCTTTCATACTTAATAATATCAAATTTTATATGATCTTGATCAAGATTAATACTTGCTATGGGATATCTTAAATTTGATTCTAATTTTTTTATATTACGTCCAGCACCCAATTTTTCTATTTTGGGATCTTTATTGTAATCAGCATGGTCTTCTGTTATTCCCTCTCTACGACCATCAGGACCATAAACATTTCCAAGCACTTCATAGTATTGGGGGTTGCCAGCATTATTAGGAGTATTATTAGGAGTATTATTAGGAGTAGGTCTGGGTCTTCCTCCACTATATCTTGTTCTACTTGCTCCTGTGTATGTCATTATCGTTTTTTCTAACTATTTAGAATGAATTTTTGAATTGGAAGCTCTCTTGCATCTGCAAGCTCATCTGGATATATTTGGTATAATGATCCAACAACTTCTTCCCAAGAATATTGACGATATTGTCTCCAGTGATAATTGATTCCACGAAATCCCCAACGAAATATATCAGTAACTGCCACCAAAGGATTTTGATCGTATTGTATTAGAGGAGTTTTCGGTCTATAAACAAATACATAATACTTTCCAACATCTGGAACAAGCGTAGAGTCACTACTAAGAGCATTCATTAATTCCATCATGATATCATCGGCATCTTCTGTGCCAATTAGATTATCAACCACTCCACGAATGCGATTGCTATTAATGTCTGTTGGATATCTCATTTATGAATTCCCAATTCGTCTTCGGTGATTACTTTAAATTCCCATTGACGATCTTCACAGAAATCTTTTGCTGCTCTCCACTTTGCCTGATTTCTTACATACTCTTTGACTTCGTAAATATATCCTTTAGTCTTTCTTTTTGGTCTTATTGGTTCAACACACTGCTTTTTGGGTTTTACCTCAATTAGCATTTTTTTAATTGCACCATTAGATTCTTTTACTTTGATGTAGAAGTCAGGATAGTAACGATGAATTCTATTATCCAATGGTGAACGATAAGGGAGTGCAATTTCTTCACTTGCCCATTCTAAAATATTTTCATTCTTATCACAATAAACCATAAACTTTCGCTCCCATAGAGAACGATATACTATATTTGATGGATTACCTTTATATTTTTTAGGAAAGGATGGTTGGTATTTTCCTTTATATGCCATCTAAATACTTAATAATGTAGGATTCGTATAAGGTATTTAGGATGCCAAGGATAAATGACTTAAAAGTAGGTGCTATCGAAAGAAGTCAAATTACCAATGTATCATTATCGAATTATTATCAAGTTCATATGACTGGACTTTCGGAAGGAAGTGGTCTTATGAAATTTCTTAAAAAATATGGATTAAAGGTGGATTGGTTGAGCAATAATCTTGGATTGATGTGTTCTGAGGCAACACTTCCCACTAGTTCTCTTGCCACAGCAGAGGTAAAAGATAATTTTCATGGTATTAATGAGCAATATGCTCATACGAGATTATATACCGATAGTGATTTTACTTTTTATCTTGATGGGGATTATCGAGTTTTGAAATTTTTTGAGGGTTGGATAGATTATGTTGCCGGTGAAAATAATTATCCAGTGAATAAGCAAGGTGGTCAAGTTTCGGTAGCACATGATGGATATTATAAAAGATTCAATTATCCTTTAGATCCCATTGATGGGTATAAATTGGATGGACTGTATATAACAAAGGGTGAAAAAGATTCAAACGAAAGAGAGAGACCAATTATATCCTATAGATTTTTTCATGCTTTTCCTAAAGCAATTACTTCTATTCCAGTTTCTTATGGAAGTGCAGAAGTTTTAAGAGTTACAGTTTCTTTTGCTTATGATAGGTATATTGTTGAGCAATATAGAGGATGGAATAAAGGTCCTTTTCATGATTATCCTACTAATAAAACAGGATTGAACATTGATGGGGATGATCAAGTAGGTCTTCCTCCTGGCGTGGGGTAATAAATAATCATACCTGAATTGTATCAAACAGTATGCCTTTACCCAAGATTTCGACACCGACATATGAGTTGGAATTGCCTTCAAATGGAAAATTAATTAAATATCGTCCATTTCTTGTAAAAGAAGAAAAAATTCTTATCATGGCACTGGAGAGTGAAGATCTTAAACAAATTTCAAATGCAATTAAAACTGTTATATCAGATTGTATTATTACAAGAGGAATTAAAGTAGATCAGTTATCAACTTTTGATATTGAATATTTGTTTTTAAATGTTCGTGCAAAATCCGTAGGAGAATCTGTAGAAGTAAGTGTAACATGTCCAGATGATGGAGAAACACAATTACAAGTTGAAATTGATATTGATTTAATTAAGGTTCAAAAGAATCCTAATCATAGTAATATTATTAAATTGGATGATAATCTTTCGGTTAAAATGAAATATCCATCTTTAAATCAATTTGTTGAAAGTAATTTTGAAGTTGATAATAAAAATGAACAAGTTGATAAGTCTATTCAAGTGATAGCATCTTGCATTGGTCAAGTATTTACTGATGAAGAATCTTGGGATGCTTCTGATTGTAGTAAGAAAGAATTGAATGATTTCATCGAGCAAATGAATACCAAACAATTTAAGAAAATTGAAGAATTCTTTAACACGATGCCAAAATTATCACATACAATTAATGTGAAGAATCCAAAGACAGGTGTGGAGTCAGAAGTTGTATTGGAAGGGTTAGCAAGTTTTTTCAGTTAGCGCTGGCTCATGAGAGTTTGGAAAATTATTACAAAACAAACTTTGCCTTGATTCAGCACCATAAATATTCATTGACGGAACTAGAAAATATGATACCTTGGGAAAGAGAAATATATGTTTCTCTTTTGCAACAATATATTGAGGAAGAAAATTTAAAACAGCAAAAACAGAGTGGTATTTAGTAGTCAAAGTTTTACGGCACCTACTTTAGATAAAAAACCAAAGTTGGGGAAGAAAATGATTTCTTCTTCAGTTTTTCGTGGTGCCTTTAAATCTATTGGAAAATCGACTACTATCAAAATTCCTAAAGGAATGCAAATAGGGGCAAGTAAGTCTTATGTTGATCCAAGTTATTTAAGAAAAGAAGAAAGCACGCCAATTGAACAAACATTAGTAGAAACAAACAATATTCTTATAGAAATACAAAATCAGTTAGCAACTGATTTTGCTTATAGGATTGCAAAAGAGAAAGAAGATATACAAAAAATAAAAATTACATCTGATAAGGAAAAAAAGAGTAGGGCAGAAGCAGGTGTAGAAAGTGTAAAAAAAATTGGTGGTTTTGTTAAAAATCAAGTTGATAAAGTTACTACTCCTGTAAAAGGATTTTTTCAAAAAATACTTGACTTTTTTGGTGCCATTATTACTGGATTTGTAGTTAATAAGGCGATTGATTGGTTAACAAAACCAGGTAATGCTGAAAAAATAGCGGGGATATTTACTTTTATTGGGAAACATTGGAAACCAATTCTTGCTGTTATTGGCGGTTTTCTTTTAACTAATGTTGTATTAAAAATTTATCGATTATATAAACTTATCCGTGGAGCACTGAGACTTATTGGTATTGGTAGACGTGGTGCTGGTGCTGGTGCTGGTGATGCTATAAGGAGAGGTGGTTTAATTAGAAATGCTGCCGGTGGTAGAAGAGGTGTTAATGTTGAGATGGAAAGAATTACCAGAGCAAAACCTGGTTCTGGTGGACTACTTCATGAGAGAGTAGATGTATATAAGAGAACTAAAAATCCAGTAGCAAAGGCAGTTCAAAAAGCAGAAGTATTATCAAAGTTAGCTGGTAAAAAGGTAGTAAAAGCACTTGGTGCAAAAGGTCTCATGAAATTTTTGAGACCAGTATTTAAAAGAGTACCTGTATTTGGAGCACTAATTGATTTTGCCGTGTCTCTTGCTCTTGGAGAGCCAATAGGTAGGGCAGCAGCAAAGTCGGTTGGTATGTTGCTTGGTAGTGCTTTAGGAACATTAATTCCAATTCCTGGTGTTGGAACATTTGCTGGGGGTTTACTTGGTGACTTTGTTGGTGGTAAAATTTACGATGCAATTGTTGGAGAAAAACAGGAAGATCCTTTAAAAATGAATAGAGGTGGTATTGTTCCTGGACCCAATATTAATAAGGACATTGTGCCAATACTTGCTACTCCTGGAGAGGCTGTTGTCCCTAAAAAAGAAACAGCAAGATTTTCGGGATTTTTATCTGATATTATTAGTAATGGTGGAGAATTATTTGAGAAAATGTTTCTCTCATTGAGAAAACAAGAATATAATAATAATATATTTAAAGAAGCGAATGAAAAATTTGAAGAATCTATAGAAGTGCTTTCCAAGTACTTTAAAAAAGAAACATTAAAAGCGCTTGATCCCAACTTATATAATAAATTATATGGTGCCATTGGAGGACCACGAGATTCAATGGCAAATAAATCTTTGAATCCTGTGAAGAAAAATACTTCAAACATGTCAATGAGATCTATGAATAGGTCTCCATCGATTACAATGTTGCCTCCGATAAGTGCTGCCACTAATTTATCTGCTTCTAAAGTAAATTCAACACCCTCTGGTGGAGATTCGATAATTGCACTTGATGCAGAGGATAATGATAATTTTTATGTTTCATACTACACTGCATCTTCTCTTGGATTGGGAGTGTAATAAATGGAAAGCGTCGAGAATTTAAAACTTAATGTTAGTAATATAAAAAGTGTATTGACTACATCAAATAAAAATTTGAAACAGTTACAAATTAAAAAGACAAGTATATTAAGGAAACAAATACAAGGCGAAAAAAGATTTGAAAGAGAGAAAAAAATAGAGACCCCTAGAATTCCTGGATCCGAACTTGCCAAAGGAATTGTAAGAAAAATTGCAAGTCCTGTTATGGGAGTATTTGATAGAATAATGGGATTTTTCAGTGCTATATTACTTGGATTTGTAGTTAATAATTTGCCAAAAATAATTGCAGAGTTGACTCCTATTTTTGAAACTATGAAACCAATATATGAAGGTTTTATGAAAGGATTGGGATTTGTGATAAATGGAATAGGATTTTTGTATAATTCTGTTGCGCCATTATTTTTTAATGAAAATGAAGCACGAAATAATATTAAAACTGCAGAAGATACACTCAAATTAATTGATAAGGATTTAGATGAAGGTTTTGAATTGTCAAAAGATAATGATAATACTGAATCTGAGACAACTCAAACTCAAGAAGTAAATAATTATACGGATCCTTCTACGCCTGTCATTCAACAACAAACTCAAGTAAAACCGGAAATACAAAAAAGAAATACTGGTGGTTTAGTAAACAAAAGACAAAATGCGAATCTTCCACCAAGAAGAAATAATTATGAAAATGCAAAAACAAATCCTTTAAGGTTATTTGGAAAGGTAACAGAGCAAAACAGCGAAAATGTAAATCTATTTGAAAAAAATAATGATAAATTAGAAGAAATTGCAAAATTATTAAAATCATCAGAAAGGAAAAAATCTATTACTACTAATGATAATAAACCGGCAACTGATAATAAAGTTGTAATTAGTGATGGTAAAATTACCGGACAAATTGTTGGAAGAGTTGGGCATAGTGGGTATACGATCCCAGAAGGTCCAGAGGGTTCTCACATTCACATTGAAACTGGAAGGGGGGAAGGAGGAGCGGGAGGAGAGATTCCTTCATCAGTTTTGAGTAATATTATTGTTGGTGGTAAACCATTGTCTGATTGGCCTCAAACTTCAACAATTGGTGATGGTAGAGGGCACCGTGGATTGGATTATGGTATTCCGAAGGGGACACCAATTACTCTTAAAGGGGGATTGAAACTTGTTGATTATGATACGGTTAGAGATCCAAGTGGATATGGAAATAATATAGTTATTGTGGATAAATATGGAAATTATTATTTAATTGCTCACTTATCCAGTGGACCAGAGAAATCTAAAGATGGTGAAGGTGGGCAGTTAAATAATAGTATAACATCTAGACAAATAATTCCTTTAAGTGACGAAATTAAGAAACAAATTATTATAGTTCCTGTAGAAAAGTTAGTGCCTATTGAAACTCCAGTTCCAGTTACTGGCAATTCTACAAAGGTCTATAGACCTGGTGGAGGAAAAGATTATGGTGGACGACCTTTAAATCCCTGGCAAACGAGAGGACCTCAATAATGAATGCAGCACAAGCAAGTATATTTGAAGAATTTATAATTACATCTGATGACGGAAGTAATTCTGTAAATCTTTATGATGGTCAGATAAGAATTATTAGTTTTGATTACTTTGAATCTATATTATCACCGTGCATTACTGGCACAATTATAATTTCTAGTGGATCTGATGCTGCTGTATCGAGGGAAGATCCCCAAAATAGAGTAGGAAGTATATTATCGCATTTACCTCTTCGTGCAGGATCAATAATATCGACAAAAATACGCACAAAAAATGGAGTATTGAATTTTTCTGGAGATGATTATAAAGTTTTATATGTGACAAAGGTTGTTCCTCTAATCCAAGATTCTAATTCAGAAACAATATCTATAAAGTTTACATCTAAAATTGGATGGTTAAATGAAACTACCAGAATTACACGATCATTTAATGGAAAAATTACCAAATCTGTAGAATCTATATTAACAAAAGAATTGGGTATAAAATCTAATAAAATTTTTATTGAAGAAGCAATCAATAGTCTCACATTTACTGGAATGAGAAAGAGACCATTTGATTTATTAATAGGACTTTTATTAAAACAATCTATACCCCCCAATACAGTAAATCCTGGTTATTTTTGTTATGAAACAAAGAGTGGATTTAATTATGTTTCTATTGATACTTTGATAAATCGAGAGGAATTTAAAATTCCTTATGAATATAATGGCAAAAATATATCATCTTTTGAAACTAAAGATGACAGTGCTGATTTTAAGGTAGCAACATTTTCGACAGAAAAAGATCAAGATTTGTTGATGCAAATTAGATCTGGAATGTATGCTACAAAAAATTTATTTTTCAATCCACTAACTTTTAAATTTACCGAAATTGACATATCTGTGATAACAAATTCAAAGTTTTCTTCATTGGGTAAAAAACAAAAACTTCCAAGAATTTTAGATCAAGATTTCAATGAGGGGAAAAAATATCATCGAGTTCAGTCTGCTATCCTAGATATAGGAAGTAATACAGAAGAAAAAACTCAAAATAATAATCCAGAACTTTACTATGCAGCAGGAACTACTAGATATAATGCATTATTTTCTCAAATTCATAATGTAACAATTCCATCAAATATTTTACTTGAAGCTGGAGATTCGATTATTTTAAATATTGAAAGTATATCTAATGATAAGGTGCAAGGTGTTGATCAAGTTAAAAGTGGTAAATATATAATTAGGGGAATAAGGCATCATTTTACTCCTAAAGTATCTACTACTGGATTAAAACTTATTCGCGATTCTTATGGATTACATTTTAGTAAGAGCAAATAATGGAAGGACTAAATTCGGCACAATTTAATTTTTATGGTTTGGGGACAAATGAGTGGATAGGTATGATATTGCCCTTTGAATCCCAAAAAGATCAATCTACGGGAAAGAAAGGATTTGGTTTTCGTTATCGAGTGGCTATTATGGGTTATCATCCACTTGATAATAGTATAACTGATGAAGAAATTACTTATGCCATAACTGGATTCTCACCTGCTGATGGCGGCGGCGGTGGATCGTGTTATAAAACATCTAAATTGACTCAAGGAGATGTTGTTTTGGGTAAATTTTTAGATGGTGATAATAAACAATTGCCAATTATATTGCATGTTTTATGTAGAACGTCTGATATACAATATGGATATGGATCTGGTAGATTTGATCCAAAAACTGGATTTGTTGGAAGTAGAAAAAAGACATCATTAACAAAAAATCAAGAAACATGTGAACAAAAAGGAATATGCACGCCAAGACTAATACCTGGGAATGGGAAACAAGGTAGAACATCTCCATAAATAATTCAAAAAATATATGTCAGTTTGTGCAGATCCTATCAGTAATACATCTGGTCATGTAGTAATTCTTCCAGATCCTTGTAAAGATAATACCTTTGCGAAGGCAGAAGCATATCTGGAAAACTTTTTTGCTTTGGTAACAAAACCACTTGATTCATCCTCAAGTTTAGATCAAGAATTGAAAAAAACCGTGAAACTTCTTTCTATTGGTATGAAAGGTTTTGTAAATTCTGTTGTGGGAAGATTTCAAGATGAATTGATTGAAAGAATAAAAGGTGGACTTGCAGGACTGGAAAATGCAGTTAGATCTTCATATAAAGGAAATGAATTATTCAAAGCTCTTGATGAATTAGCAAAAAAACAAGGCGCTCAAATTGATCCAGTTGATAATCTGTTTAAGGCACTTGCTTGTTTGGCAAATAAGGTTACGGATGCCGCAGAAAAAATATTCACTGATTTGCTATCACAAGCAGTAAAAAATGTATTGAATGTCCCTATTTGTGCAGTTGAGCAAATATTGGGTGCATTTACTAATAAGATGATAGATATCATTGAGAGCACCGTTTCACCAATATTGGAACCGATTAAGAATGCATTAGAATTTGTTTTTGATGTAAGAGATTTTCTTGTTGGTGTAGTGAAAACATTGAGAAAGGTTGAAAATCTTTTAAATTGTAATGAGAAGAAAAAGTGTCCTCCATCTACAAAATATAAAATCAATCAAGGATTGTTGAGAGATAGGGGAGAAGGAGAGCAGAAAGACGCCTTTGATAGAATATTTGCAAAAGGAGCACTGTCAAGAGGTGCTGCAAATCTTGCAAATGATTTTGAAAATCAATATGGATCATGGTCTATATTTGGCGAGACCCTAGAAAATGCTGATCCAAATTCGGGTTGTTATACTGGAAATGTTGTCAGTTGTGGCACACCAAATGTAGAATTTTTTGGTGGTGATGGTGCAGGAGCATTTGGAAGAGTAATACTTGGCAATATTATTAATGAAGTTGATAGTGAAGGTGTAATTGATTCTGCACAAAGGACTGCAAGTATTGTTGGTGTAGAAATTCAAGATCCCGGAAGTGGATATACAACTCCACCAATTGTATCTTTTACTGATGCATGTGATAAGGGATATGGTGCATATGGCAGAGCAAACATAGATACAAATCCTAGTTCTCCAACTTATGGTCAAGTTACTTCTATAAGTATTATTAGTAAAGGAGAAAATTACCCAACGGAAGGTCTTATTGAAGATCCATTATACATTGAAGATATTGTAATTGAAAATCCCGGATCTGGATACTCTGAAGGTGATTCTGCTCAAGGGATTAAATTAACAATTCGTGATGGTCAAATTGTTGACACTGAAATTGAAAACTTAGGATACAATGGATTGCCTGACCTAAATATCAACAGTAACACTGGGTTTGGAGCTGTGCTAAGACCAATAATGGCAGTTGTTCCGCCACAGAGAGAAGTTATTCAAGTTATAGATTGTGTGAGGTAACATATGGCAAATTCTGATAGTTTATATCGAGAGGTTTGTAGTCCAAAATTAGTTATTGAGTCGAATTCTGAAGAGCAAACTACTGCCGGTAAATGTGCCTTTTCTATTAAAAGTGAAAACGAGTCTGGTATTCGTTGCTCACAAGGATTGTATGAAAATGGGATGTTTCATCAAGGAACAGAAGGACGGTTTGAAATAGAGTGTGGAGATAAAAATAGAGATGGACAACCAGATTTTACTTTAATTGCACATAATGGCAATATTCATTTTAATGCTGATAGTGGATCATTCGTTGTAGGTGCAGAAACAATTACTTTAAAGGCAACAGATGAAATTGTAATAGATGCTCCTTCAATTAGAATTGGAAATAATGAAGGGCAAACAAATAAAATTGAACTTCATGCACAAAATTTGATTCCTGTAGAGAATGGAAAAATAAAAAAATTTGAATTGAAAGAAGCACTAATGTCTTCAAGCACAGTTGCATCTTTTAAAGGGTCATTAGCTTCTGGAAATCCAAAATTAAAAGCATAAAAAATGGGAATACCAAGAATAAATCCAGATTTTTCTCAATTAGGTAATTCGATATTTGAAACCGTATATATTTACGATAAACTTTATGCGAATGAAATTGTTGTAGATAACACAATTTTTACTGGTGATGTTAATCTTGATGTTTTACGAGTAAGAAAATATTTTAGTGTAGGTACTAAGGAAAAACTTTTAAATGTTAATGATAATACTAAAAGAATTGGAATTAACACATTAAATCCTGATAGATCAATTGTTGCGATTGGTAATGTTGGAATAGGAGGAACGGTTGATATTAATGGTGGTAGGGTAGGTATTAATTCTGATTATATTGATCCAACAGGCAATAGAGTTCTTGAAGTTGGTGGAAGTATAAAGATCACAAAATACATTTATGATCAATTTGATAAAAGAGGTAATAATACAAACGTTCTTTCTGTTGATGCAAATGGAATTTTCTGGAAAGAATTAAGTACAGAAGTTCAGGAAGGTGTCTTTTTACAAGAAGAAGGTGTTGAAGTAGGACAAGGGGTTTCTTTCACAAATATTAATTTCGTGGAGAGAAACAGTCTTGGTATTTTGACCGAGACTCTGGGAATTACATCTTCCGGAATTTTAGGACTTGCCACTATATTTTCCAATGATTATTGGGGAAATGCAATAGGTGGTGACAAGGCAGTTGCCGATAATAACATTTATAGAATGACCAATGTTGGTATTTTTACCAATAATCCATTAGTTGCACTACAGATTGGTAAAAATACTTCTGGTGTGGTTGCCATTACATCGGAGGGTAATCTTGGAATAGGAACTACAAATCCAAGATTTCCTTTGGATGTTTATGGCGGTGTCTCTATTAGTGGTGTAACAACTCTTGCATCTGATGGAGGTATTACAACAACCGGTGGAGACTTATTTGTTGATAATGGTCTTTCTGTAGGAGGTGCTGCTACTATAGGAGGTGCTGCTACTGTAGGTGGTGAATTATTTGTTAAAGATGATTTATCTGTTTTTGGTGGAGATATAAAAACTAATCAATCCACATTTAACTTATTAAACACCACTGTAACCACATTAAATCTTGGTGGTGCTGCAACTTCTATTGAGATAGGTAAGAATGATGCTACGGGCATTATAAGCATAAATTCTACGAAGGATTCAACCAGTAAAACAACAGGCGCATTAGTTGTTGATGGTGGTGTAGGAATTGCAAAAAGATTAACCGTAGATAATGTAAGTATTGCTAATACAGTTGGTGTTGGAAGTACTGCATATTTTGAGGATGAAGTTGATATTGATGGCACTCTAATACTAAATTCTTTTATACAGGATGTTAATGATTCTACTGGTGGCGATAAAGATTATCGTCTTGCTGCAGTTGGAAGTGGTGTTTCTTGGAGACCTTCTGGTGTTCAAACAAAGAGAACTATTTGGGTTTCGGAGAGTGGTAACGATGCCAATAGTGGATTACTTGAGGGTGATGCAAAAAGAACAGTTGGTGGTGCAGCAGCAATAGCAGAAGCGAGTGATACAATTGTTATAAGACCCGGAACATATGATGAAAACAATCCAATTGGATTAAGAACTGACGTATCTGTTACAGGTCAAGATTTGAGATTGGTTACAATCAGACCTCAAAATTTGATGCGTGATATTTTTCATGTAAGAAGAGGATGTCTCATTGAGAATTTGAATTTTGCCTGTAAAAATAATGATGGAGATCCAAATGACAATGGAGTAAGTGTTGCAAATACTGGAGGAGGAGCAGTTGCATTTCCTCCAACACAAACAGACATTGATGCCGGGACTGCATATCAAGCGGTAAGTGGATTTACTGATGTTGGACCAGCAACAGAAGGTCCTACGGGAAGATGGAGAAGTCCATATATTAGAAATTGCACAAACTTCATGACCAAAAGTATTGGCATGAAGATTGATGGTAATCATGCCACAGCATCAAGTGATGGTGCTAATTTGAAATCAATGGTTTGTGATTCATTTACTCAATACAATGAAGCAGGTATTGGAGTATCACTTACCAATGAAGCATATGCCCAATTAGTTTCTATATTTACAATTAATAATGATATAGGAATTTATGCTGATACTGGTGCTCAGTGTGATTTGACTAATTCTAATTCTTCCTTTGGAAATTATGGATTGGTTGCAGTTGGATTGGGAGCAACTCAATACACTGGTTTTGTTACTTCTAATACTGCTGGAGTTGCTTATGATTTTAATAACACCGATATTATAGTTGGCACTGCTGTTACCGACAGATCCAATGTATATCAAAGACCTTTTGATGGGCAGGCAGTTTGGTTTGCGATTGATCTTGCAAACTATCCAGATGCAACTCCACCAAGTGGAAGCACAATACTTCCATCTCCTATGAGAGAAGTTGAGAGAATTGATTTAATACCTAATGCTACTGGTAACTCTGGATTTAGTGCTGCTTCTCCTCCTAATGTGATTATAGAAGATTTTGATGATACTTTAGTTGAACCTAAAGGTCCTCAATCTATTGCTGCTCAAGCAACTGCAACTGTAAGTGCAGGAGGATCCATTACCCAAATTAATTTAATTAGTAATGGTAGAAATTATCTTCCAACTCAAAATATAGTTGTTAGTATTAATGGAAATACTGGAATTGCGACTGCTATCATGAAACCTATCTACTATACAGTTTCTGAAGCGGGCGATTTCAATTCTGTGGGTATGACGACTATAACCTTTAATGAATTTATACCATATGAATTATTTGAAGGAGATCCAATTTATTTTGCAAGAATAAGTCGTATTCTTACATCTTCACATTCATTTGAATACATTGGTACTGGGACCACTATAAATAGTGCGTTACCCTTTGAGGGTGCAGTTCCAATCAAAGCTAATGAAGTTGATGCCAGAGATGGAGCACAAATTCCGTTTACTAGCACCGACCAAAAAGGAAATTTTGATATAGGAGAGGGGATACAAATCGACCAAACAACGTCAACAATTAGAGGTAGAGATTTTAGTAGAGCAGTTCAGGCAGAAATTACACCATTAATACTTGCATTAAATTAATATGGCAGTAGCACCATTAAATAAATTTATAACTGTAGCAGTACCGGTTGCACCTGGAATTAATACTGTATATACAACTCCTGTTGGTGTAAGTGCTATTGTATTATATGCCGGAGTTTCAAATGTTGGTTTAGGAACGACTACTTCATATCCAACAGTAACGTTTACGCACCAAAGAAAATCCACGGGAACAAGAACATTTGGTAATACCAGAGATACGAGAATTGTAAAAGATATTGAGGTGCTACCGAATGATACATTGTTTCTTATTGATGGAAGATTAGTCTTAGAAAGAACTGCTGCTGTATCGGATTCATTGACTATTATTAGTGATCAGCATGGTGTCAGAGATATTCAGGGTGTTGAATATCATGCTCCTAATGGGGTAACTACTGTAACTACCACAACTCCTCATGGATTCCAAGTTGGTGATGAGATTACTATGGCAGATATTCAATTCACTTGTACGGGAGATGGATACGGAATAACCACAACGTTTTTCCCCTCACCACAGAGAAGTTTTACTGTAGATGTATCAAATACTCCAACAACTTTTGAAGTAAATTCTGGTAAGAGTGTTGGCATTGCTCACAATCATGTTAGTGGAACAGGAAAAGTAGCACCCTTAAGATTGGAATTAACCCTTAGTATTCTTGAAAATAGTCTTGCATAACAATGGCAAAATATTTAAGCGGAAGAGTAAAAAGAAAAGAACAATCCAAAGTAGCAATTTCTACGGATCGCTACCGTTATCTTGGACTTAATGAAACTGAACCAAATTTAGGTGATCCTCTTTCCGGGACATTTCAAGACACTCCACCTGCTGGTACAAGATATCAAATAGTTTCCGTTGAAGGATATCCTGGAGAAAGATATTGGATTCCTGTTGAGGGTGGAATCATTCCAGGATCTATTACTGTCTATGATGAATCTACTAAACTTGTTGGTAATATTAGTAGTATAACTCAACTCAATTTTATTGGTGCTGCTATAACTGCAACATCAGATTCATTTAAAGAAACAACATTAACTTTAAGTGGCAATCATAGTTTTTCTGTTGGTTTAGGTATTACACAGGGTAACAATAATGTTACTGGTTTTGTAAAATATTCTACAACAACAGTTGGATATGTTACTGTCACTAATGTTGAGGGATCGTTTGCTCAAAATGCAAGTGATGAAATTTATGAGGATGGAGTAACCACTGGATTAACCGTAGATTCTTTATCTTCGATTATTGAGACTGGAGTTAAAGCAGACATAACTGTTTCTCCACAATTCTTTTCTGAAAATAAAGAATTAATATTTAATGATAATGGGGAATTTAATGGTGCTAGTGTTTATTGGGATAAGTCTAATACACGATTAGGTATTAATAGTAGTGATCCTGCACATACTTTAGATGTTACAGGAGATATTGATGTAAGTGGTAGCATTAAAGTTGGAGCAACTATCTATGATAGTGATGGTGATCCAGGAACTGACGGGCAAATTCTTGCGAAGGGAGCAGGAAATCCTGGGACAATAGATTGGGTTCGTTTGGAATCTATTATTACTGGTGCTGGTGGAACAATTGGTAATATTCAGTTTCATGGCACTACTGGATTGGTTCAGGGTGATAATGAATTAAATTTCAATCCTTATAATGAGTTTATTGGTATTGGTACTAATGATCCGGCACAGAAGTTTCAAGTTGGAGTAGATGGAAAAAGATATACAACAAAGAAATTAACTTTAGATAGTGCTATAGGTGATAATTATAGTGCAGGAGATTTAGTTCAATTGAGAACGGCAGCTTCTCCATTTGGACTGCAGGATATATTTGGAACTCTTGTATATGATGTGCCTTCTGCCGGAACAGCACTAACGGTTAGAAATAGTAATTACGAAACAAAAGGAACTCAATGGAGTTCTTTTACTGGTAATGGGTATAGAATATACTTTAATAACACTGTTTTAGCTACTGGCAGGTATATAACTTCTGTTGGAAATGATGCCACCATACCAGAAACTACCTACGAGGGAGATGATGTCTTTGTAGTTACTAGCACTGGTGATGTTGGTATTGGCACAGTAAATCCAAGGACAAAGAGAGATTCTACGACAGTTAATTTAGATGTTGTCGGTGATGTTTTATTTAAAGGTGATAATAACTATGATCTTCACTGGGACAAGAGTGCTTATAGTTTAATACTCGATGATAATGCCAAGTTTGCCGCAGGCACTGACTCTGATTTAGAAATATATCATAATGGCACTACTGGATATATTGAAAACAACACCGGACATTTTTATATTAGAAATGCTGGGTCAAATATTAATTCAGACATTTATATTCAGGCAAGAAGTGGAGAAAATAGTATTATTTGTAACGATGATGCTGGCATAGATCTTTATTATAATAATAGTAGAAAAGCATATACAGATATCAGTGGTTTTCGTATAGATGGTAGATTATATGTTGATCACAGCACATCAGAGTTTCATGGAGATGTAAGATTTGATGGAAATACTGCTGGTCGTGATATTTACTTTGATGTGAGTGAAAACTCTTTATATGCTTATGATAATGCAGAATTTCGTGTAGGGACAACTGCCGACCTACGAATTTACCATGATTCTACACTCACCAAAACATATGTTGGGTTAGATTCTAGTGGTGGTAAGACATTAGACTTCGTTTCTTTTGATAATAATCTTGGCATAAGCACTGCCATGAGAGTGACACATGTTAATAGTGGAGATAATTATAATACTTATGTAAATCTATACTATAATGGAGTTGAAAAATTAGAAGTAACGGAAAATGGTATTGATGTAACGGGTCATGTAGAAACCGATACATTAAATGTTTCTTCTGCATCAACTATTTCTAATATTAAGATTGGTGGTCTTGGTGGAAATCTTTCTAATACAATAGATACAACTTCTGGAAATTTAATTATTAATGCTCAAGGTGGTTCTAATACAATTGTTACTGATAGCGAACTGCAAATTAATAGTACTGAACCAACCACTGGTAATAATGATGGTGCTTTAATTGTTGCTGGTGGTGTTCATATCAGAAGTGATTTGATATTATGTAATGATCCTGATATCGTGGATACTATTGACCCCGTTAAAGTTGGTATTGCAACAAGAACTCCTGTTGATAGACTTCAAATAGGATCACGGAACGAATTTATACCAGTTGTAAATACAAATACTGGAGATCTTGCTGCTCCTGTTGGTGGTTTGGGTACCAATGAAATTACTGGAATCACAATATCTGGATCTGGTATTGTATTGGGACAAGAAGTAAAATCTGGATTCCATACAGTTGGCACGAAGATTTCAAATATTGTTGGAAATACAATTATTGTTGATACTTATGCAACTAATACTGTAGCACAAACTAATGTTCCTATTACTTTTGGTATAAGAAATGATAGTGCTGTTATTGCTATTGGACAAACCGGTTCTGTTGGAATAGGCACTACAAGTGCCGAAGCAAAATTAGATGTTCGTGGTAATTTACAAGTTACTGGAATTGCATCAGTCAGTGAAACTATAAAAGTTGGTGCGGCTGTAACGATTTCATCAAGTGGAGATACATTCATATCTGGTATCACATCTGTAGGCACTGGTGTGACCATTACTCCATCTAATGGAGGTATTGCCGTCACCGGAATTATAACAGCAACTGGTGGATTTATTGGCACAGTTAATAGTAGTGATATTGTTGGTGATATAACAGCAACTAATATTAATGTTACCGAAGAAAGTACTGATGCCGAGTGTAATATAGTTTTTGTAACCGCATCTAATGGAATTCTTCCACCAAAAACTAATGCCAACTTAACTTATGATTCAAGTACTGGAAAATTGCAATCTGCTAGTTTTGAGGGTGATGGATCTTTACTGACTGGTGTTATTGGTGTAGGCACTGGCGTTGAACTTCAATCAAATGGAACTTCGGTTGGAGCTGCAGCAACAATTAATTTTAGTGGAGGATTTAATGTATTACTTTCTACTTCAAGTGGTGTTGCGACAGTAACTCCAACAGCAACGGATAGAAGTGTTTTCTCTCATTATTCTGATTATGCAAGTCATAGTGAAACATCAAATTATGCATACGGTATTGTAGGTATTGCAAACACTTCTTACAATGAAGTAGGAATACTTACTGCAAATTCATCTTCTGCAGATAGTTTTGGATGGTCAGTAGCAACCAGTGCTGATGGCAAGACTATTGTTGTTGGAGATCGCTTTGGTGATGGTAATGCAACAGATTCAGGCGCAGTTTATGTCTTTGATCGTGAAGGAAATACCTATAGTCAAGTAGGTGTCTTGACAGGTTCTTATTCTACCGATAATTATGATAATTTTGGACAAGCAGTAGCAACCAGTGCCGATGGTAAGACCATTGTTGTTGGTGCTTTTGATGATGAAACTTCTGGCACTACTGGTTATGGTCTTGTTTATGTTTATGATCGTGTTGGAAATGACTTTAATGAAGTAGCAATTTTAACTGGTTCTTATGCCACCGAATCTTTTGATTACTTTGGATGGTCAGTAGCAACCAGTGCCGATGGTAATACTATTATTGTTGGTGCTTATGGTGATGAAACTTCTGGCACTACTGGTCATGGTCTTGTTTATGTTTATGATCGTGTTGGAAATGACTTTAATGAAGTAGCAATTTTAACAGCATCTGATCAAGGTGCAGGTGATTCTTTTGGACAGGATGTTGCATGTAGTGTTGATGGTAAGACTATTGTTGTTGGTGCTGGTGGTCATGACGATCTTTCGGGACATACATCTTCAGGCGCAGTTTATGTCTTTGATCGTGTTGGAGATGATTTTAATGAAGTAGGAATTTTAACAGCATTTGACAGTAATAATTACTACTTTTTTGGAAATGAAGTAGCAACTAGTGCTGATGGCAAAACTATTTTTGTTGGTAGAAGTTCTATTTCTGCTAATCAACCTGGTGCTGTTTATGTTTATGATCGTGTTGAAAATGACTTTAATCAAGTAGGAATTTTAACAGGTTTTTATGCCGATGATGATGATCAATTTGGGATCTCTGTGGCATGTAGTGCCGATGGTAAGACGATTATTGTAGGAGCTCAAAGTGATGAGTATCCTGGTTCTGGCAATGGTTCTGGTCTCGTTTATGTTTTTAATCGTCAGGGAAACAACTTTAATGAAGTAGGAATTCTCACCGGATCTTATGCTTCTAATACTGGTGATTATTTTGGACATTCTGTAGCAACCAGTGCCGATGGTAAGACCATTATCGTTGGTGCTTACAATGATGAGATTAATAGTGAACAAGGTCTTGTTTATGTTTTCGATCAAAATGTAAATACAAAATCACTTTTAAGGACTATAGATGAAAAAAATATAATTATAGAATCTAATTTAACAGTAACGGGTGATATTAAAGGAACTGCAGATAATGCCGATAGAAGTATTTTCTCTTCCTATTCCGATTATGCAAGTCATAGTGAAACATCAAATGGATCTTATAATCTTGTAGGTATTGGATCAACTTATATTGAAGTAGGTGCTATAGAACTTGATAATCCTAACTCTAACGATGAATTTGGACACACAGTAGCAACCAGTGCTGATGGTAAGACCATTATCGTTGGTGCTCCCGATCATGATACTAATTCATTATCAAATGTAGGTGCAGTTTATGTCTTTGATCGTGAAGGAAATACTTATAGTCAAGTAGGTTTCTTTACTGGTTCTTATGCTACCAGTAGCAGCGATTATTTTGGACAAGAAATTGCATGTAGTGCCGATGGTAAAACCATAGTTGTTGGCAACCAATATAGTGAATTACCAGGATCGGAGTCGAATAGTGGACTTGTTTATGTCTTTGATCGTGTTGGAAATGATTTTAATGAAGTCGGTATCTTAACCGGTTCTTATGCTTCTCAAAATAGTGATAATTTTGGATCGTCAGTAGCAACCAGTGCCGATGGTAAGACTATTGTTGTTGGTGCTCTTCTGGATGAGAAGGGTGTTGATAGTGTTGATGGCGGAGGTGTAGTTTATGTCTTTGATCGTGTTGGAAATGATTTTAATGAAGTAGGTATTCTAACAGTATCAAGTGGTGCATTTGTTTTTGATTATTTTGGATATTCTGTAGCAACCAGTGCCGATGGTAAGACTATTGCTGTTGGTGCGTATGGTGATGAAAGTGGCGTAACAGTAACTGATGTAGGTGCAATTTATGTCTTTGATCGTGTTGGAAATGATTTTAATCAAGTAGGTATTCTAACAGCATCTTACGATACCGTGCGCTATGACTTTGGACGCGAAGTAGCAATCAGTGCCGATGGTAAGACTATTATTGGTAGTGCTTATTATGAGTCTGGGACCGGTGATCCTACTAAAGGCACTGTTCATGTCTTTGATCGTGTTGGAAATGATTTTAATGAAGTAGGTATTCTAACAGCAGGAACTGAATATGCTGATAATCATGATTATTTTGGATGGTCAGTTGCATGTAGTGCCGATGGTAAGACTATTTTTGTTGGTGCTCCCAATGATGAATATTCATCTACTTTTACTACTGGCATTGTTCATGTTTTTAATCGTCAGGGAAATAACTTTAATAAAGTAGGTATTATAACCGGTTCTTATGCTACTAATCTTGCTGATAAATTTGGATACGCAGTGGCATGTAGTGCAGATGGTAAGTCTGTTATTGCTTCTGCTCTCAATGATGAGATTGGAGGTACTAGTGCTGCCGGTGTCGTTTATGTCTTCGATCAAACAACAGTTGCCAGAGATGCAATTACGGCAACAGATACTGGTGTTTTAATTACCGGAGATCTCAATGTAACTGGTGATATTACTGCATTCTATACTTCTGATGAAAGATTAAAGGATAATATCACTCCAATTGATGATCCTTTGGCAAAGGTAATATCAATTAGTGGTAACACATTCGATTGGAATCAAAATTCCAATAAGTCTGGTCATGATGTTGGTGTTATTGCACAAGAAATAAAAGAAATTCTGCCAGAAGCTGTTACTGAAAGAGATAATGGGTATCTTGCGGTTGATTATTATAAAGTAATTCCTCTCCTAATTGAGGCAATCAAGGAACTTTCTGAAGATAGAAATATCATAACTTCTAAAAACGGAGTTAAGTATCGTTTCGTTGTTGACGATGATGGAAACCTATCAACTGAGAAGGTCTAGGACACTCACCCGACTGGCACACACCCCTTGACCACCCGGTCCAGATGCCCTATAATATGGGGGTAATCAACGGAACAGCATGAACGAGTACGTCAAAGGCATTGTGATCGA